ATAATTGATTTTTTATTGAATCACTAATTTCAGATGGAGATTCATCTGCAATCATCAAGTTCATTAATTCATCCATGAGATAAAAATCCTATACCTATGTTTTATTTATATCTCGCCACCTTTGGGAGCTCCTGGCGATTCTGGAGCTTCAATACTTGTTTCATCAATTTCTGGTTCAATTTCACTTTTTGGTTTGCTTTGATTACCAAGTTCTGCGACTTGTTGTGCCAACATCATCTCTTGTTCACTTGGTAAAATAATTCCAGCAGCCTTTTCTTCATTCATCAATTTATCCTGTTCTATAATTTCATCGTCAGTTTGACGTAGAATCTTACGACGAATATAATCCACAGAATAGTATTTTCCAATATAAGGATCAGCAGTTGCTAAAAGTCCAAGTCTTTCTTGCATTAATTCTGAATCCTTAAGTTCAGCAAAATGATTATCATATAAGAAATCATATTGAATATGGTCACTCATTCTTTCCCACTCTTCGGGAGTCACCACATTCTTAAGAATTAGTTGTGTTTTAAGTATATCATGGAAAAGATTACTGAATCTTTTTCTCATTCTTCCAACAAACTTAGTAAATTTAAGTTCATCTCTTAATATTTCTGATGAACGACCTAAACTAAAACTACTATTATCTGCCATACGAGACTCTGGAACATTCAAAGAACGGAAAAGTTTCTTTTGGAAATACTCAACATCAGTCAATTCTCCTAAGTTTTGTCCGCCAGGCAATGTAGATATTTCTGTTCCACGACCACCTTCACGACGAGGAAGCCAAAAATCTTCCATCATGGACATATATTTTTTATCATCACGAATCTCACCAGTTGATGCATCGTAAGTTAATTTATTACGATATCTTGCCATCACCTCACGAAGATATTGTTCCGCTTTTGCTTTTGGTAGATTACCAACATCAATATAAAATATTCTTCTTTCTGGAGCTCTAGATAATCTATAAATTACAAGACTATCTTCAATCATTCTTAATTGATTCAGAGCCTTAATTGCCTTTTGTAGATAAGAAAGAACTGTGTGTTTATTACGATCTACTAAACCTGATGTGCAATATGCGATGGCGTCTTTTGCAAACTTGATTGCATCTTTTTGTTGTCCTGTGACAGCAACAGAACCATATTGATTTTTCTGATATGAGTTAGGAGTGTATATAAAATACTCATTTAAGCCAGGAAATTCAGCATCAAGTGGATTTCCATCTAAGCCTGGTCTATCATTATTTGTATATTGTATTGCATTCGCACCACCTTTTTTCTTTTGTTCTCTTACATATTTTATTTTAAGTGCATCAATATATCTAAGTTCTTTAATTCCTTCTTCTGGTTTCTCTAAATCTATAACTTTATGATAGTATATTCTTCCATCTACATACCAATTACGAAATATCTCATGAGATTTCTTATCGAAATCCATCATTTCTTTAATATATTGAAACTCTTCACGAATAATTTTTTTTACTTTATCTCCAGCATCTAAATTCTCAAGATCAATTTGAATTGGTGAATCGTTTTGATCTGCAACTATAGCTTCGCACAATATATCTTCTATCGCAGAATCAACTTCGGGATGAAGTGCCATCTCACGATATCTACGAATTAAATCATATTCTGTTTTAAATACTCCCTCTACATCTAAATATTGACCATAGAATCCAGACGCCAAATAGTAGTCAGCACCATCCTCATTATTTTTGGGGACAGGTGAGACTACTGTTTCTGACGGTTTCTTATATGAATCATCAATCGAGAAACCAAATAATTGTGCCATTGTATAACTTTTATACCTATAGTGGTATTTATATTATATCTCAAATTGTGATAAAAATCAACTATTAACCAGCTTCAGTAAGTTCTGAAGAAACAGATGCTTGACCTAGCACCTCGTAGAATAAGTAGTTGAATGTTGTTTGAAACTCTTGAATTTGATCAGTTGCACCAAAATCAAGTGGTATTGAACTAACCACGTTTGGATATATTCCTTCAAATAGATAAGTTCTTAATACTGGTTCCTTTGAATCGGGGCCAGCACCTGATCTACCTAATTGTTTTACAAAAGCTCTTGTTTGATAGGCCGCTGGATCAACGAGACCTTGAGCTGTTTGTAAATCATTAATAGAATTACTCCATCTTTCCATTGCATCTCTGATTAAGAAATCAGTATCATTAATGATAGTCACTGTCCAAGGATCAAATGTACGATCTCCAGCAACAGGAAGGACACGACCTCTATATGGAACAGGAATATTACCTAAGTTTGAAGCTGGTATTTCAGCTGCTTTGCAGAGGAAATTTACTTTTTCATCTCTGACATTATCTGGCCCAACTGACGCTGGGAAAGTAATGTCTACTTCAAATAAATTAGATCTTGCACCACCACCAGTTAGTTTACCTCTAAAGGCGCTGATAGATCTTTCTCGGAAAGTTGCCATTTTCTTTTTTAACTCCTTTTGTTATTTAGATAGAATTAGTTAAACTCGACCAGCGACTTCAGAAAAACTAACTCCTGTTCTTGTCGCAACGAATGTAAGACCGATGAAGTTAATTGAACGAGCTGGTTTGATAAAGATATCAGCCTTAAACTCATTCGCATCAATGACATCAGGTGTGTTGTTTGTTTCATCACAAATGACTAAGAAGTCTGAAATACCTCTCTTCGCTTGAACTCCACGAAGGAAAGGTTCAACGATATTACGGAAGTTTGCTCTCGTAATTTCATCATTGAACTCAAAGAGTTGAGTTCTTGCAGCAACTTCAATTCTTGCCTCTAGGTTCAAGAATAAACGTCTTACGTTTATTCTATCGAAGGCAGAAGCAATTGCTAATCCAGTTTTGTCTCCAAAGAGAACGAATCCAGCGCCAGGTGAGAATATAACTGGGTTAATTCTCTTAGTATAGAGAGAATCTCTCTGTATCTTGTTTGGATTATATGCAAGTTTAACTGAATTTAAGATGTTTCCTCTTTGTGATCCAGCTGGTGAGAACCAAGGGAACTGTTCCTCAGATGTTCTCGCCATCAATCCAGCAATATCACCATTTAATGGCATAAACTGGAACTTATTATTAAATCTATCGAACTGATACTTATAACCAGAATCAAAGACTGCGAAAGATGATGATGTAATTGGATCGTAGAACTGAACAACGTTAGTTGTTTGTGTCTTCGCACTTGTTACATTAACAACTGTTTCTCTATTTGGAGAAATAACTGCTAAACAATCTTTTCTCTGTTCTGCAATAGCAATCAATTTATTTGCTTTTGCTTGTGATTCTGCTTGACTACCTGTAATGCCAGGGCCGTTAAGTAAGAAGTTGACTGCATACTCTGCCTCATTCTCGAATATTTCATAACCACCGATTATGTTTCCGAGTGATGTTGAGTAACCACCTTCTGTACTTACACCAGAGTAATCCTTACCACCTTGTAATTCATAAAGTTTGTTTCCAACAAAGTTAAAGTCAACGTCTTGTGCGTCTTGACTCCATGTGTTTTGTGAGGCACTTGTTCTTGTGAACGCAGTTGTAAATCCTGATGAAATGTCACCGTTTCCTGTTGCAATTCCAATAAAGATGTTGTTAGATCTCTCTGAAACATGATTCTTATAGTAGATTGCATCTCCAAAAGAGTTCTTCGCATCATCTGCCTTTGATAAGAATGTAAACTTCTCAAGAATTGCACCTTGAGCACCAGTAATTTTTCCAGCATCATCAATAACTACAATGTGAAGTTCATCATTTGAACTATTTCTTGCAGCTGCATATCCACTTGTGCCTGGTTTGTCAGCGATCTCAGCCCATTTTACAGCACCATTCTTTAACTGAATGTACTGATTGTCATACCAGTCATCAACTTGGAAGACTGTTGCACAGGTTGAAATACCAGCATCAGGATCTGCAATAGTTGAACCACTAAGACCCGATACTAAAAGGCCAGGGCCAGGTAATGTATTACTTGTCTTTGTTCCTGTTGTAAATGCAAATATTCCACTTTCTGTGTAATCTACTGGGAAGATTGTTCCAGCAGCTGAAACACGATTTACAACCTTAACGTCAATTGTACTAGATCCAACACCAGTAATGATACCTTGAAGATATCCATCTGCGGTTGATGTTGTGCCAGGGCCAACGATTGTTCCACTAAGAGGTTGTGTTACACCCATACCAACAGATACACGACTTACAACATGTGGTGTAACGTGAAGTTGTTGATCTGCAGCACCGTCAATGTATGCAACCTTCATTCCATTTGCATATGCGCCTGGGTTTCTAGCAGCTAATCTGTATGTAACAGCGTCTTCGTAATT